ATTAGAGTTAGATCAATCACAAGTTGATGCATTGATAGCAGAAGCTAATAATGCTTTTAGATTAAATATGCTTTTGTTTGATGAACTCAAAGGAAATGCAAGTAAATCATTGTTCAAAGTTATCGTTGGATTTGTTAAGTCTAAACTATCTGGAGGAAACAAATGAATAGTCTAATCGGTCAACTGGTTACTGTCAGAGATAACCACTGTACTATTGCTCCCAGTAGAGTCCTTAGTGGCGATGGGACAAAGTTCACGGTAGTAAATCTTGACGGATTCAAGAGAGAGTGCTATTATAATGATATACTATATGTCTGGAAACCTTGAAATATAATGAAGATGAACTCTTGAAGGAGATTCAGGACTACATTGGACAAACCTATAGAGGTCATTATTCTGTCGGTAACGTACAGACTCTTGACCTTATTGATTCAGTAGGGGATGCAGAAGCATTTTGCAGAAGCAATGTGTTAAAATATGCATCACGATATGATCGTAAAGGATCAGCACGTAAGGATATCATAAAGATAATTCATTATGGTATCTTACTATTACATTTTAACGATAAGCGACAATCTGCTAATCATTCAAACGCAAATAACCCTACAGCATTCACCGTAGATTATGACAAGTAAAGTTAAGTTAACAAAAGAAACGATTGGTGTATTAACCAACTTCGTAGATATCAATCAGTCTATTGTATTTCGTAAAGGTAATACAATTAAGACTATTAGTAATGCAGAGAATATCCTAGCAGAATATACATGCGAGGAAGACTTTCCGATAGACTTTGCTATCTATGATCTTGGTCAGTTCTTAAAGAGTCTTGCACTTTTTGAGAATCCTTATCTTGAGTTTGACTCTGATGATTATGTTACTATCAGAGATAGACATAGATCAGTTCGTTATTATTTTTCAGATCCAGAGATTACATTGAAGTCAGCACCCGATAAGAGTGTTAACTTCCCAGATCCTGATTTGGAATTTACCATCACAAACGATGATATGGTTAGTCTCAGGAAAGCATCTATGGATGTTCTTCGTGTTCCTGATCTTACATTTGAATGTGCTAATGGTGATATCAGATTGGTTGTTCGAGATAGAGAGAATGATACTAGTAACAACTATAAGCAGAAGGTTCAAGGATCCTGTGAAGGAAACTTACAACTTGATGTTAAGGTAGAGAATCTTAGAATCATTGATCTCAATCGTGTTCTCAATAAAGATGAACCAGATGATAGTTATGTATTTACAACTAGAGTATCTAACAAGCTTATCTCTGAGTGGACTAATGAGAAATTAAATCTTAAGTACTACATTGCATTGGAACCCTAATGCGATTACATCAAGTTTTCTTTTGCCCTATATTCACATTCAAATTTGAGAATCATAGTAACTATGATTTTCCTATGGTTGAGAAGATGGATAGGAAACCTGATGGATGGATTGAATCTGTCAATTCTACTTTTCCTAGAATACCAGATGATGATCCTGTAGTCTTTCGAGATGAAAGAAATAATCTCATGAGAGATTTGGGGGAGCAAATGAAAGATCTCTTCCAAGAATATCAGTTACCAGATAAATTTAGTTTTGATCAGTTCTGGTATAACATCTATCATGAGCATCAAGGACAAGAACCACATACACATTTGAATGGATGCTTTAAGAGAACTCCTTATTGGTGTGGTATTTACTACTACAGAGGAGCAACTCCAACAACATTCTTCCGTCCAGATTGTAACAATCGAGTACATAAGTTTCCACATGCAAGTCCTATATTTAATGAGTACTTTGCTGACAAGTTGAAACCTGATCTCAAGGATGGTGATGTGATACTTTTCCCACCGTACATACAGCATTGCGTAGAACCATGTAATAGTGGTACAATGCGTATGACCTTTTCATTTAACCTAGTATTAGATAATGAGTAAAGACTTTTTATGGGTCGAGAAATACCGTCCTTCTACAGTTAAGGATTGTATTTTACCTGATAGCATCAAGAATGTTTTTCAGGGTTTTGTAGAGCAGCGTGAGATCCCCAATCTTTTGTTGTCTGGATCTGCTGGTGTAGGTAAGACAACCATTGCTAAAGCTCTATGTGATGAGATAGGAGCATCTTATATTCTGATCAATGGATCAGATGAGGGTAGGTTCCTTGACACTGCTAGGAATAAGATCAGACAGTTTGCTACAACCGTCTCATTGACCTCTGGAACGTCCCACAAGGTCGTTATAATAGATGAGGCAGATAACACAACCAACGATGTTCAATTGTGTCTGAGGTCTGCTATAGAAGAGTATCACAATAATTGTAGATTCATTCTTACTTGCAACTTTGTCAATAAGATAATCGAACCACTTCATTCACGTTGTACAGTTATAGATTTTCGTGTGAAGAATGGACAGTCTGTACCTTTACAGGGACAGTTTTTTGATCGTCTTAGAACTATATTAAAAACAGAAGATGTTAAATTTGAAGATAAAGTCCTGGCCAAACTTATTACTAGGTATTATCCTGACTGGCGTAGGGTTATCAATGAGTGTCAACGCTATTCTGCTAGTGGAGCCATTGATGCGGCTATTCTTGCTGACGTTGCTGATATTAATTTTGATAGTCTGCTTTCGGCTTTAAAGCGGAAAGATTTTAAGACTGTTAAAGGGTGGGTAGTTCAGCACATGGACAGTGATCCCACTACTATATTCCGTAAGATATATGACAGTACATATACTGTTTTAAAACCTGCTTCTATTCCAGAGGCAGTTCTTATAATAGCAAGATACATGAAAGATGCTACTATTGTTGCTGATCATGAGATTAATCTATTAGCATGTCTTACAGAAATTATGATGAGTTGTGAATTCAAATGAAAATTAGTAAAGAAGAATTAATGCATTGCCGTTTACAGGCATGGTTAAGAGAAAACAAATCTGATGATGTAGAATATCTTGGATATTATCCTGATATTTTATGTCAGGATCATCATTGGTATCGTATAGGAGAACATGAAGTTACTGCTGATGCCATTGAAGATATATCTTTAGTAGAAGAATAACTATGACTATTATGAAAAAATTAAAAAAAGAAAAATTAAGAAATCAAGTCAAGTCTAGATTTTATTATTTGTTCTGGGGTCTTGCAACTGTATCAGTATTTGCTGGTCAGTTATATGTTGGATCTGGATATAGATCTTACGCAGAATCTCTTAACAGAATATTTGATGCAGTTGAAGTAGAAATGACTCGTCCTAAATTTTATTAATGAAAACTTTAAAGTCATTAAAGACACCACTCAGGTATCCTGGTGGTAAGTCAAGAGCTGTAGCAAAGCTACTACAGTTTCTTCCAAATCTAAATCAGTATAAGGAATTTCGTGAACCATTCTTAGGTGGTGGTTCTGTAGCATTAGAAATTACAAAGAGATATCCTAACATAAAGATATGGGTTAATGATTTATATGAACCATTATATAATTTTTGGTGTGAACTACAGCATAGTGGACAAGATCTCGAAGATGCTATACTCTCTAAGAAGAATCATTATCCTGATAGAGATACTGCTAGAGAACTTTTTAACAATTCAAAAGAAGAAATAAATGACAAAGAAAAATCTAAATTTGATCGTGCCGTCGCTTTTTATATCGTTAATAAGTGTAGCTTCAGTGGTCTCACTGAGTGTTCATCATTTTCTCCACAAGCATCCGAATCCAACTTCTCCTTTAGAGGAATTGAAAGACTCTCAGAGTATTCGGAACTCATTGAGAACTGGACCATCACAAACACCTCCTACGAAAAACTTCTAGGAGACGAGAAAGATGTATTCATTTATCTTGATCCACCCTATGATATTAAAGACAATCTCTATGGTCAGAAGGGTGGTATGCATAAGAAGTTTGATCATGATCAGTTTGCTAACGATTGTGACAATTTTACTTCTTCAATGATGGTATCCTACAACTCATCTCAGATTGTAAAGGATCGTTTCAAGGAGTGGACAGTTGGGGAATTTGCACACACTTACACCATGAGGAGCGTGGGATGCTATAATATAGATCAAGCAACAAGGAAGGAGTTAGTCCTATTAAATTATGAAATGTGAAGTAAAACTATTTGTGGCAGGACAAGTCTTTAAGGAGGTTGTTCATGCACGTAACTACGATGAAGCAAGACAAGTTGCACTTGCTCGTAACCCAAACGCTAGAGTAGTATCTGTTAACGCATTATTCTCATGAAACCTTTAGAAGAAAAAATTAAAAATGCAGAGGCTAGGATCAAAGAGTTGCAACTCTTGATCGAAGCTTGGAAAAAGAAATTAGAGGAGACTGATGGATTATAAAACATCTGGTGTGGATATAGAAGCAGGTAATGCTTTTGTTGAAGACCTAAAAAAGAAAGCACCTGCCATTGGAGGATTCAATGGTATGTTCGAGGTTCCTCGTGGTTATGAGGAACCTGTTTTAGTATCTGGTGCTGATGGCGTAGGTACTAAGATGAATATAGCAAGAGTTTTTAATGACTATACAACTATAGGACAAGACTTAGTTGCTATGTGTGTCAATGATGTGATCTGTAGTGGTGCTAAACCATTATATTTTTTAGATTATATCTCCACTAAAACAATTGATAATAATGTTGCTGATGTTATGGTTGGCATTCTTAAAGGATGTGAGATAGCAGGAGTAGAATTATTAGGTGGAGAGACAGCAGAACATTTTAGGCAGAATGAATATGATATTGCTGGATTCTGTACTGGTATAGTAGAGAAGAATGAAATTATAGATGGTAGTCTTATTAAACCTGGTGACAAGGTAATAGGATTAGCAAGTAGTGGAATTCATAGCAATGGATATACTTTGATCAATGATATGTTATGGAGACATAAGATATACTATAAGGATACACCTGAGTTAATTGTTCCTACTACAATCTATGCTCCTATAGTTCAAGAGTTGTTAGATGAATATCCTATTCTTGGTATGTCACATATTACAGGTGGTGGTATTGTAGGTAACCTTCCTAGATGTATTCCAAATGGATTAGAAGCAAGAGTTGATTATAATTCTTGGCCACTACCAGAAATCTTTAAGAAGATTCAACTTGCTGGTGAGATACCAGAGGAAGAGATGAAGAGAGTGTTTAATCTTGGTATCGGGTT